TTAGCTCTTCAAGCCTACGCTTGGCTTTCATGGTCTCGCGCTCGGATTCTGTTAAGGCGCGGTTGTTTTCAATCGTAACCTCAAGCTCAGCGACCATGTTTTCAATGCGTTGCTTTTGCTCTGCATCTAAACGCCGCCTATCACTGCCGCCGCCTAATATACCTCCCAATATGCCGCCAACAACAGCGCCCACAGGACCGCCAACCATCATGCCAACAGTTGCCCCAGTGCTTGCCATTGATGATGCGGCAGGCCCGCCACCACCGGCAATAGTGCCGCCAATCATGCCAATACCTGCGCCAACGGCTGCGCTTGTTTGGCCGCCTTGCGCTACAAATTCTTGTCCTTGCGGAGTTAATCCGCCACCCGCGCCTGCTGGCGTCTGCCCCATGCCCGCTGGAGCTTGCTGACCAGCCGAAAACGACAAGCCCGCCTGCTGGCCTGCCGCGCTAAAAGCAAAAGCCTCTGCGCTTCCTGCGGTCAGCCGTGCGCCTAATGGTATTTGAACACGCGCGCCAACCTCGTTATCTTGTAATTGACCGGTGATATTTGTCGCTGATGACCCAAAAATCTGCCCGCTGGAATTAGTCATTCCTAAACTCTCACCAATACCCGGCAATGCGCCTGCAATTTGCTGCGCAATGTTGCTGCGGAATATGCTGCCAACCTCATCGGCTAGTTCTGAAAAGCCAATTTTGCCAGTAGCAAAGATTCGCTCAAACGCATTAGCAAACGCGCCCTCGATCTGAGTGGCGAGCTGGCTGTATTCTTCGGCTGCATCTTTTGCAGTATCAGTAGCCTGCTTTTCAAACTTGTCAGCTTCGGTGGTGGCTTCAGTGAACGCATCTTTAGCCATGCCAACTAGCTGAGCAAACTCAGCGGTGGTCAAGTTGCCTTTTGCCTGCGCCTCAGCAATGCTTGCTACGGCGTCGCGGTACTGGATTCCGGCAGCAAAGTTGTCGTCGTATTGAGCGCGCAGCTTTTCGTATAGGTTAATCTGTTTTTCGGTTTCGTTGTTGTTTTCTTCTGTCGCTTGTATAGCTTTCTCTTGAGAATCTGCATTTTCTTCGTGGCCAATTCTGACCTTTGTTAATCCAGCAACAAGCTCAGCAATTCGCTGTTCAAGCAACTCTACTTTTTTCCGATGGTTATCCGTTATAAAATACTCTGGATCGCGCATTTCAGTCATTTGCAAACGCGACAGCGACTCGCGAAGAACGTTCAGCTCATTCTCCATCTGCGTAACAGATAGCGTGTCTATCGCATCGCCAAAGTTTTTGGCTTCTTGAGTAGCGTCTGCAAAGTGCTTGCCCGCTGATATTAAAACGGTTACCAAGCCAGCAATTAATCCTGCTGGCCCCGTCAAAAACGCAGCCCTTGCGCCTAACACTTGGAAAGCACTTGCCGCACCCAAAACCCAACCGGCTAATTTAATTGTCGTTAAAATGCCGGCAAATCTAATTAAAGAATCTATGATCTCAACGTTTTCAGATAAGGCACGAGTCAAGCCTGTCGCAGCTTGCGTAAAGGTGCGCATTGAGGAATCAACTTCATCATCGAACACGGAAAGCTGTAAATCTTGAAATGCGCTGCTAAGGTCCATCAAATCGCCAGCAAGGTTGTTCGTCCTTTCGCTTGCTTGCTGTAATGCAGCGCCATCAGCGTTTTCTAGCTGCTCATTAAGTGCGCGAATGTTTGAAAGTTGGCTGCTTAACGCTTCAAAAGCTGAAACACCTTCTGCGCCAAAAATAACTGCTGAATCTTTGGCTGCAATTTGAGCGGCGCTTAAAGTTTCAACGATATCTATAAAACTGCGCGTAGTTGGGTCTATCTGGTCTAACGTCAATCCATACCCAGCAAGTGCCTGCTGCGCTTGTTTTGTTGGATTAAGAAGCTGTATTAAAACCCTCCTTAAGCCTGTGCCAGCTTTTTGCCCTTGAATGCCTGCGTTAGACAAGCCGCCAATAGCCGCAGTGGTTTCTTCAAGGCTAATCCCCAAGGTTGCCGCCACAGGCGCGACAAATGACATTGCTCCACCAAGCTGCTCAACATTGGTGTTTGCGCTTGCAGCTCCCATTGCCAAAACATCAGCCATGCGGCCAGCTTCTGAGGCGTTCATCGCAAAGCCCGACATAATGTTTGACGCAATATCCGCAGCGCGCGCCAGTTCCATGCCGGAAGCAGCGGCCAAATTAAGTACGCTTTCTAAAGAATCTATAGCTTGGCGTGACGTAAAGCCAGCACGGCCCAAAAACTCCAAAGCGTTAGCCGCTTGTGTGGCCGAAAATTGCGTCGTGGCGCCCATTTCTCTGGCTTGCCTGCGCAATGCCTCAAACTGCTGTCCTGTTGCGCCTGTAACGGCGCTGACAGCGCTCATTGCCTGATTAAAGTCCACCATAGTCCTGATGGAACTTCTTAATACCGCCAAGGCACCAATCGAAATGCCAAGGCGCGCAAATGCCCGGCTGAGGTTTTGTGTTGCATTTTGTGTTTGTTTCGAGGTTCTGGTAAAGCGGTCAAGGTCTCGCCCAGCAGTCCTGACTTGCCTTGAGTCTGCTTGAATCTCTAAACGTGCAACGTTCGTCATTTGCGCTTTTTCCTTCGCTCGTTAAAAGCCCTAAAGCTAGTTAGCAGTTTATCGCTTATCTGCTCACGATTCACCTGCTCCTCATCCAACCATGGCGCAGGACAAGTCGGATTCTTGCCTCGCTCCAACTGGTCGACATAGCTCATACTTAGCTCGCGTATGGCGGTCGACTCAAAAGCATCAAGCTCGATTCCGCTAACCTCAGACCACGCCGAGAGCGTTTGCCAAGATAGCGGAACCGGCCCCATGCCTCCGTACTCAAACGGCCCGGCTTCGTACAAATACTCAACCAGCTCCGGCATCTCGCCCAAGTCAGGAAAGCTGCCCTGATAGTCTTTGCCTCGTGGCTGCTTTGCTTTCTCAGGCGTCGCATCTAACCAAGCTCTGAATCTGACATACTGGCGGCAGACTTCGAGCTGCTCCCGATAAAATTTGCGCGATCACCTTGGAATTCATCCACCTGCTCGGCAATCCAAGGAAAGTCCTCATACACCTTGCGCACGTTATCAGCCGTGCATTTAACCGCACCGTTCTCTAGCTCGATGCCACCCCACGACAACGTGACTGCCACGCGGGTCTCTGCGGCTTCGGCCTCCAGTGCATCAAAATCCAATCCTTGCCGGCCAGTGCGACGCATCTTGCGGCGAATCTCCGCCCGGCGCTGCTTGGCGATCTTGCTATCAGGCCCAGCCAGCTTGATCCAGCTTCCTTCTAGCTTTTCACCGGTGGCAGGATGGCGAAGCTCTAACTTAGCGCCAGTATCCGAACCTGCAATTGTGTCGATGTCTGTCAGTTTCATGCTGTCATCCTCATGCTGTCTGTTATTAGGTCGCTGTCTATTCTAGCAAATAAACGGCAAGGATCGCGGACAGCGACACGATCCCCGCCTACCGGCTAAGCCGGATTAGGCCGCAGCCACCTCAACGATGTCGGTGGTGATCTCAATCATCACAGACGCCGAAGTGATCTGGTCAACCGAGCCGACGTTCGTGGTGTAGCTCATAACCACACCGGCGAAGTACAGCTTGGTGCCGTCCTGCAAAGTGACCTCAAAGGAAACCGGCGTGTCGCTATCAACCGCAGTGATTGCAATAGCCTGACCAGCGTCATCAGGCACACGCGCGACTGACATGGAAACCTGCCCGTCGTTGTAGCTGCCCTTGCGCTTTACAGTCTTGCGATCACCCAGCGGATTATGCGTGACCAGCGAATACTCGCGGCCAAACTCACCAAGGTCGGTGACCTCGCCGATTTCGACATAAGTCAAACCCGGAAAGCCATCGGTGGCCTCGTCGTCAAACGTGGTCGGTAACTCGTTAACAATGCCGATAGTAGTACCGGCGCTAGTGAAAGCTCCTGAAATGCTCATGTTGCATTACCTCTTGCTAGTTTAGCCCGGTATCCGAGCGTGATTACAATGGAATACCAGCCAGCCTCGGCAACGCCGGGCTGTCTTTGCTGGCTCATTATGGTCGCTGCTTGCCCCTGATAAGTGACAAGCGAACCAATCGGGAAGGCGTTGATGATTTCATCCGCCTTGATTTTCGGTGTGATAGCGCCGCTGCCTGCTGGGTAGCGCAGCACTACCTGAAACACGCCATCGGTTAAGTTCAACGCTGACAAGTCATAGCCCGTGACGTCGTTTTGCAAGGTCTTAATCTCTGCATACGGCGTGCCGGTGACTGGCTCAAACGGCAGGTTTTCGTGCGCGATATCCAGCCCAAAGCTCGCCGCGATGAAGCTCGACACGAATGCCTGATCTATCTTAACGACGGACATCGCGACCCACCTCGTTTACTGTGCGCTCAATCCGCGCCATGTTCCGGCGTACCATGCCGTCCTCCTGCTCCCATACCTCGGCGTATGGCAGGTTATTGGTGAAATAAACCACGTCGCCGCTGGTCACCGTCTGCCGCACTTCGCGCTCGGCTTCTGTCCCGTTAGGATCAAGCCGATCCGTTTCGGTGGTGATAGGCGATCCAACGTTGGTCTGCCAGTTGCCTTTTAACCGACCGGTATCAACGCGCGTATCTTGAATCACGCTACTAAACAACGATATTTGCACCGCCCGCGTCGCCTCATTAAGCGTTGACTCTGTCTGCTCAGCAAAGCGCGTAATGTCAACACTAAAGCTCATCGCCGCACCCTCACGAAGTAAACCAAGTCAGTGCCCGCTGGCGTGCTGGTGTTGATCTCTTCAATCGTGAACTCTTCGCCATTCACGGTAACCGCATCGCTAATCACTGGCGTCAGGTCAGTCGCACGCACTACCAGCTCGCGATCCGTTGCCTGAATCCGCGTACCGTCGATCAGGTTGTCAGGAAAGCGGCGCAATACGCCAACCGTTTCCAGCGCTTCAGTCGTGGTGGTGTCTTGTCCCGTAATAGGATCAATGCCGCCGCCAGTGGTGCGCGTAAACGTCACAACCTGCCCGAACTGCTCAAGCAGCCGTGATGCTGTTGATTGCAGGTCAGCATAGAAGCTCATCGCCGCTCCAAATTAATCATCTTGCCACCGGTAAGCTGGCGCAGGATCATCAGCGCTTTGCTCTGCTGAATGCGTGCCGACACAACATTTGGCTCGGCATATGCCACCTCAACCGCGCCATCAACGCGCTCGCGTGTAACGTGCTGGCGATCCGTGCGGTTGTACACATCAACGCCTGCGTTAATATCCAGCGCAATCTCCATCTGCACCTGCTCAACCAAAACAGGTACTTCGTCATCAGGCATCTCAAAGCCGCGAATGATTGCACCCTGTCGCGGCCATGCTTGCGACTGACCCGCTTCTGCTCGGCTGCCAACAAAGCGCCCGTCGTAAGTTTCCAGAAAGTCGTTAGCCAGTATCAGCAGCACATCCGTCTCTGCCGCGTCGGCCACCGTAATCCCGCGTGCTGCCGCGTAGTCAATCAGCTCCTGTCTCGTAACGTAAGAATTTTCACCAACAACAATCACGGCCTTTCCTCCCATCGCGCACGAAAAATGCCTTGCGCGGTCGAGTTGTCCGTATTGGACAAGCGAATATAAAAAGTACCTGCTGCAAAGCCAAACGGCGCGTCCTCGGTCGCTGTGGCTGTTTGCGTTCTATTGCCCTGCAATGTCGCGTCAAGCAGCAGTAAATCTACAACGTCGCCACCAGTATGCGATCCGCCAGTGTCAAAGCTCACGCCTAAAGTGTAATCGCCAACATCCGACATCGAATTCACAGGCCGCGCTGGTATTTCCGTATCAAACAAGCCGCTTTCAGTGCCGCCAACTACTAGCTCCACGCGCATTTTAGATGACAGCAAATTGACCGCGAACTTTTTTACCAGCGTATCGACCGGCGATACCACTTTAATCACTGCGTTTTGATTGCCAGCAATGTCGAATTCGTAAAACGCGAATCCTTGCCGGCCTTCATAAAAGCAAGTATCTCGATCTTCAGTCGCAATGCGACGTGTTCCCACCTGCTCGCTTGTAAGCACATCAGAAGGCGTGCCCGGTAGCGTGTAAAAATCAACCACGATAACCACCTGCCCGAATTGCGCGGCCCTGCCGTTCGGCTCTGGCTCTAGCGCCTTGGCCTACGTAACACGTACCGCTCTGGCCCCATTTCCAGCCGCGTCGTCCGTTTCTTGTGCATCGCTGTGCTGGCATTAGTCTATCGGGCTTGGCCCTTCCTCTCTGCTTACTGATCCAACGCAGTGCCAATCTGCACGCGCTAGATCATTTGGTGTTAGGCGATCCTCCGGCGTGCGAATGCCAGCAGATCGTGCGCAATAGGCGTTGCCTGCATCAGTGCCCGGGCGAACTCGTGTTCCGTCTTGCCCGAAGTTAATCACGCGCTCGTCGCTTGTGATCGCGGCCTTTTTGCGATCTTGCGCATTGCTATCTCTAATCGCAACAATCTGGCCTTTGATGCGGTAGCGCTTGCCAATCTCAAGTGGCATCAGCTTTCCTGCGCTTGCTGGCGCTTGCGGCGGCGATACTGAATCCACCACCAGTTAAAACGCGGATTACCCGGCTTGGCGTATTCTTTATTCGGCATCTTCATCGACCTCAACCGCCTCTGCTGGTGCCTTGCGCGTCCGCCGTTTTGGCTTGGCAGGCTCTAGCGCTTCAAGCTGCGCCTTAAGCGCATCTGCTTTTTGCTGGCGCTTTTCATCAGCGAGGCGCTGGTCAATAACAACCGCCTTCATGATTAAGTCTTTCTGATCCATCACTGCCTCCGTGTAAGGTAAGCGCCGCCACTATTGACGGCGCTTTTCAGGCTCTAGCCGTTGGTTACGAGAAAGGCCATCGGCACATTCTTGCGATCAACCACGCGATCCCAAGTACCAGCAGTAGCCAGCTCGGTCAGCGTAAACGAAGCGCCTGAAGGCGTGTCGTCAACTTTGAAGCCGAACGGATGCAGCAGGTAGGTCTTGCGGCTGTGCAGGATTTCGACGCCACCGCCGTTGCCCTGTGAAGCCTCGCGCTCTACCTCGATTGGCAGATTCGGCGTACCTTCGCCAAAGCCAACCGCGCCAGCACCGAACAGTACACTGGTGTACTTCGGATCGTTGGCACCATTCTCATCAACCGGCAGACCGTCATCAACAATCACGCGATGACCAAGGAAAGTAGGAATGGTCATCTGGCCCTGTGAATCAGGAATGAAGTCGATGTCGTCGTTGTCCACCATGCGCTTGTAAACCACGCTGTGAACCGCCAACGCCGAAAGCTCATCGTAAGAATCGCCAAGCGTAAAGCCAGCCGCAGTGAAGTTGCTGCGCGTGAACACGGAGCTGGAAGTTGCGCTATCAACGGCAACATCAACAACCATGTCGCTGCTGTAGTTGGCTACGTTGTCAGCAAGCACGCCATTGAGCGATGCAACCAAACGACGCTGCCACTGCCGACGCCAGTAAGCATCAAGCCGTGCGCGTATCCGAGTCATGGCATCACCACCAAGCGCAAGCTCAGCCGCGAGGTCAGTCTCAGACCAGCTAGCATTCAAGAATGCTTTGCGGCCAATCTGCTCGCCCTGCGTAATTTTGAAAGGCGTGCTGGTGTCGCTGGTGTCGTCGGAAAGGTTCGGCCCGTCAGTCGGATCAATGTCTTTCCAGAAAGGAAGCTCGCCAGTCTTTCCGGCAGCCTGCGCTACCTGATCGAGCAAAGCGTTGCGGACGATAACGCCCGAGTCATAAAAAGCGGTTTTTTCAGGGCCGTCAACTGGCGGCAAATCCTGAAATACTGTGACATCAATGATGTCTGAGAGTTGAACTGAAGCCATTGTCGGCACCTCTTACTTAGTTAAAGCTGGGTGCCAAAAAAAACGGCCCCAGCAGAAAGTTATCTACTGCGGGCCGCAGGCCCAGACCGCTACAAGCCGCTGGCTTGTTTTAGCCTTATATGCCCCTTATAACACTAGGAGCTTTTAGAGTCAACGTCCGTAATGCTCGTCCCTGATTCGCTTGTACTCGTCTGGATTCTCGCGAAGCAACTGCACCAGCTCCTGATCGTTGTAGTCAGTGAACTTCTTGTCAGCCACTTTGCCACCGTCGGATTTGCCAGCTTGTCCCGCGCCATTAGCACGGCTGCCCGCAAGGATCGGAGCAAACACTTCGGTGCCCGTAATTTCAGCACGCAAGTCATCAACCGTCATTGCTGATACCTTGCCATCCTTGTCCAGCACGCGAACCTGTGGTTTGCCATCGCGGAACTCAGTCTTTAGCCGCTTTTCGATATGCGGCAATAGCAGATCGGAATGCCCCGGCAATGCAAGATCGCTCGCCAGCTTCCGCGCCTCGGCTCCGCTGGTAATAGATTCCATCATCGACTCATACTGCTTGATCTCATTTCGCAGCTCAGTCTCGGTGGCCTCCATCTTTTGCTGCCAGCTCTTTTCTAGCGATTCCATGTCGCCAGACTTTTTCGCCGCTTCCATTGCCGCCTTCTCAGCCTCCTGCTTGGTCTTTGATTTTTCTTCAAGCAGCTCCTGATTCTTGCGCTCCAGCTTAGCAATGGATTCCTTCATTGCCTCGATTTCAGCCACGTCAACCGTTGGCTGCGTCGGTGCTGGATCGGCTGCTGGTTCGGTGGTTGGTTCAACTGGCTCGTTTTCTTCGCTCATGGTCTATACCTCACTGTCTGGAATGGAAATGTTGGCACGCTCAAATGCCGCCGGTTCTAGCTCTCGCATCTGCTCAAGCGTTGCAGGTTGGAAACTTCGATCTAATTGCAGCTCACGGAACCGCTCTGAGCTAATGCCGCCATCGCGTAGCAACTTGCCGCGTGTTGGTCCGATAATGCTGTCCTGCACGCTGGCCGGTTGCGTTTTCAGCCATCCGTAATAGGTTTGGTTCGCTGATACCTCGCCAACTTGCGCTCTGCCGGTTTGCGGATCACGGCTAAACCGCGTTGCGCCTTCGTCTAAGACGTCAAAGCGCTCATCTAGTGCGGCAACGGTTGTCGAGCGGCAGTTCGGATGCGCAGGCGGCCTCGGCCCTTCGTTAATGCCGAAAACCTGCCCGTCTAACGATTGGCATATTGTGCTGGTGCGCCGATCCAGCGTTGAAGTCCACCGCACGCCGCGCACGATATCCTGATTCGCTTGCCACGTTGCCTGCCGCGCTTGATTCGCCGCGTGCTGTAATCCGGTGCGTACAACCGTTTTCATGTTCCGGTCTACCAGCGCGAATCCTTCACGCCTAAGCCCAGTCAATACCTGCGGCGTAGTAAGCCCTTGTGCATAGCCTGATCGCACGCTGGATGTTACGCGCTGCTTTACGCCATCGCTCCATGTTCGGATCAAAGGCTCCAGCAACTGCCCGCCATCAGGCCCGCGCATGGTCAAAGGCTGTGTTGCCACCGCTGCTGCCACTTGCTCAGGACTTGGCGAGTTAAACTCCAGATCAACACCAGCCTGCAAGCTGCGCTGCTCAAAGCCCGCCTCATACTGCGCCAGCTCCTGCACCTGCGTAAGAATACGCGGCACCATCTCGCCATTCATCCGCTCGTCGATAATCTGACCAAGCGCAGTTAGCTGCGATTCTAATCGGCTGCGTGAAAATTCCGTAATCTCAAAACGGCCTAAGCGATTAAGTATCTCGCCGTTGATATCCTCTAGCAGCTCCACCAGCTCGTTGATATCTTGCGTCTTTAGCCGCTCTAAATGCGCGGCGTGACGTGTGGCCTGCTCAATTAGCTGTCTCGGGCTGCGTGCCATCTATCGCAACTGCCCCGGCATAACCGAAACTGTGTCGATTTCTTCCTGATAATCCTCGATTGGCTTTTCACCATCGAATACACCAGCACGCTGCATAAAGCGAATGTAATCAGTGCTTGGAATCGTGCCTTGTACAAAGCCAAGCATCATCTGCTGTAGCTCCTGCGGGCTTGCATCAGGCGCGACAAAGTCTTGATTGATCTCGTAGCTGATCTCATCCATCTCCGGCCCCGGCGCAATGCCCATGTACGTGGCCACCCATTGCAAGGCTTGCGTGTACGCTTCGCTGGCATTAGCCGCGATCAAGCTAAGCACGGAATGCTGTGCTTCACGAATGCCGGCTACTTCGGTGGCTGTCTTAGCCGAGCTGCCCGGCTGCATTAGACGTGCGCCAAGCTGAAGCATCATGTCGACTTTATCAATCATGGCCTGCCGCACAAGGCTGTTAGCTGGGGGTGAGGCAAAGCCAAACGTGCCGCCATCCGGTACAGCCAGCAAAGTGCGTGATCCAACGTACATGCCTTGCTCTTCTAGCATCTCCAGATAGGATGCGCTGGCGTTAGATACGAACGGCTGCGCTTGGCCTACATACCACACGCTATCTTCCCAGTCGGCGCTGTTGCGATAATGCCCAACATTCAGCTCCACTAATGGAAGCATGACAGGCCGATCAACCGACGGATCGTTGTTCTCGCTGCCAACGAAGGTAAACGGAATCTCATTCCATACATTGCCATTGGCATCCGTTGGCGTGTGTTCTTCGATTACCTGCAAGCCAGCTTCCTCATCCGACCAGAATCGCTCGTGATAAACGCCTTCGTCATCAAGGTAAAGCTCGCGGTAAGTCGTGTATTCATCCACCGTGTATTGGTTTTCTTTTTCGCGGATTTCCTTAATCACGACCAGCGATAGTTTCGTCTGGCTGCCGCGCGTGCGTGTGCGCCAGTTGATAACCTGCTCCGGCTCCACGCGCTGAATGGTCGCAACAAAGCGGCCCTCAACCATATCCTGCATCGACACCGCGCCATCGGTCGGCGGAAAGCTAACGTATAAACCTGCGCGGCTTTTGCGGATTACATCATCAGCCAGTCCTTGCGATTGTTGATAGATGCTGGTGCCTGCGCCATCAACGTTGTGGCTGACATAGCTTATCGCATCTGGAACCTGCAAGCCCGGAGACCGGCGAAACATCGTGCCCAGCATTCCCTGCACAGTCTGCGCTGCGACAGCGTAGAAGATCGCTCGCTGCTTATAGTGCAAATTGCGCTGCCGGTTTTCGTCGCTCTTATCGTGCGGATTCAGCTCGATCAGATAGCTGTCCAGCATCTTAAGCCGTGTAATATGCTCGATCTTGTTATAGTCTGGCAGCTCAATGCTGTAGTCGTGATGCGGTGTATCAATTGAACTCATGACGTGCCTCTTATGCCGCGCGTGACCGGCTTGCTGATTGGATACTTGCGATGGAGGTAATAGCCTGCACTGTCTGCCCAATCATCGATTGCCGGATGGTCGTTAAATTTTTGCGGCTGTCCTTTTTCATATCCTTGCATTGTAAGCGCATCGGTTAGCTCAGGACAAGCGTAGGTATTGACACGCATTCTATCATGTGCCAATAGGCCGTTCACCGCGTTTACGCGATCACGGATTAGCGGATTGGCTTTTGGCGCATCGACACGGAATCCAGCCTGCTCGATAAGATCAACATCCGATGCCGCCGCGTTGGTGTGGCCTGATCTACCGCTGGCGTCTGGATACACCGTGATCGGATTGTCATCGTATTTCGCCAGCCGAGTCACAAAGTCTTGCGTGTCATTCGCCGTGAACTCTTCGACGGCAATCGGCACACCGTTATCCACTGCCCACACCGTTGCACAGCAACCACCGATGTTAAAGTCAATACCAACATGCAGCCGCTCGCCGCTTTTGATCTTGCGGTCGCTGTGGTGGCGCTTGGCATCAAACTGGTGGTAAACCTTGTTTTGGTTGAAGCTGACAAACTCGCCGCGCAGGTACGCATCAGCCATCACCGGATCGTACTGGTCTATCAGGCTTTGCGTATATCCAGCAGGTAAATGGTGATTATCGTAGGTGCTGGCTTTTATCAGCTCCCATTTATCGCTCTCAGGCTTTCCCCAGCGCTCGTAGGTAAAGCCGTTCACGCCTTGGTCTGGCGTTGTCACGTTGGCAATGGTATTCCCGCGCTTGGTCTCCTGCCGTGTGCGCTCCACCGCTTTCTTCCATACCGATCGCGCCTTTTCCTTTGGCAGCGTGTCCAGCTCATCAAGGATCGTGTGAGCGACTTCAAACGCAACCCAGCGCTGCGGATTATCGTAGCTGCGAAAGTAAATCGTGCCAAATCCGCTAATGTTGATCGCCCACTCTGACTTGTTCAGCGTGTAGCTCAGGCCGATCTCTTCAAGGTCATCCTGCACGCCCGGAATTGCTCTCATGCGCAGCAGGTCATACGTCGGCATTCCCATCAGCGCATTTATCCCCGGCTCAGTCACCATCAGCGATATCAGCCGAATGGTCGCCGCCTTCGTTTTGCCTGATCCATAGCCGCCACAGATAGCCGGATACTTGCTCGTGCTTTGAACAAACTGTCTCTGTGCAGGTAGCAGCGCGATATTACTCATCAGGCTCTGAGTTGGTAAAGGTGATTTCGATAGGTTGTGCTTTAGGCGCTTCATTCTCGCCAGTCTCGCGCCATTGCATTCGTGTCTTAGCCCAGAACATCGCAGCGCGTATGCAGTCGGAATGGCTAGCGCCAGACTCAATAGCCTCACCGCTGGCCGCGTTATACAAGAACTTGGCCACGTTGGCGTCGGCTTTGGTTTGCGCGGTGTCCAACTCCTCGCGGTAATACTTGCGCAAGGTCTTTTCGTCTATTCCTAAGTAAACGGATATCTTGCCCTGATTGACACCAAAAGACTTTAAGGCTGCAACCTCCGCCCTGCTCTCAGGCGTTGGCTTATGCGGATTACGCGACATTAAACAAACCTCTCGGCGTGTGCGTTTTTATATTCAGGAAATTGATGCATTCTTTTGCGCATTAATCCTTGCTAATTGCTGAATCCGCTCCTGCCTCTGATCCGCTGTCAGCCATCCATCGCGAATCTCATGCAGCAACCTATCTACGGAATTTGGCTTTTTCATCTCTGCACCTCGCGCAGTATCCATTTATCAATCGCTTGTTGTATATTCCACACCAGTCGCACTCGCCCGGTTTGCCTTTAGGTATCTCAGCAACGCCGCGATCACGGATACGCTCTTCCAGCCAGCTCTCGATATAGTCGTTGGCGCGGTCTATGTCGTCAGCCATCTTCCAGCATATCCTTTTTGATATATTCCAGAAGGTAAACGATCTCAGGCATGGTCAGGCCATAAACGCCGGAGCAAATATCGCCATCCTTATCAAAGCCAATCACCATCAGGTTGTCGAATATGCCTTTATGCTGTTCAAGGTACTCATCGGCGTTGGTCTGCTTTTCGCCATCCTCGAAGTTGTATATATCAGCCATCAACCATTCCCTCGCATACTCTAACTCCGCAGTGCGGACACAAACACAAAGCCATATTTGTGTCAGGTATGATACGCCCGCACGCCGGACAGCGCCACTCACCAACCTCAGGCGCAGGTTTGCGCTTTGGCTGGTGGATATGGTCCCGTCCGTACATGCGGTGGCGTTTTCTCATTCCTTTAGCTCTTTAGCCTTAATTTGAAAAAGCTCCCATGCGGCAGCAGGCATTTGTTTATCGCCTGACTCCCATCGCCTCCAGTTGCGTTCGCTAACGTGTACGAGAAGCGCAGCTTTAGTTGTAGATATACCTAAGGATTCTCTGGTTGTTTTTATCAATTCAGGCTTCATGCTGCCGAAATCCTATCTGCTACCAAAGAATCATTCCAACTATCTGCCAAATTGATAAATGACAATTTTTTTTCCTTTTCCAAGACAGACAAATAACAAATGAGCAGCTCGTCGCTCTTAAAAGTTTCTTTGCCTGCTGTTGTTTTTTGCCCGCCAAATGAAAGTATGGAACAGTCATTTAAAATTTCATCGTGTGTCTTCCATCCAAGATGGACCGCCTCGTCCATAAATCCAAATTTGAAAGAATCACTCCAGCATTTTGAGCGAGGGTCACTAGCTTGATTGTTAAATATGTCATGATTCTTGTTAAGTTTAAAAGACAAAAAATAGGTTTTCTTTTTATACATTATGCGCGCAATCTTTGCGCCGATGCGTTCTGCAAGATAATAATCTGATTCATATTTTCTGGTGTAATCTGCAAACCTAAGCCTAATCCCTAATTTGCTTCCACGCATAGGCCCAACACCTAAGTCATCTCCCGAGCAGGATAAAAGCCTAATCGGTAGATTGTAAGGAACAAACCAATCAGCAACGTGCGTGTGCCCGCAGACGTAACCAATGCCCTTTTCTTTAACAATCTCGGCTTCTTTTGTAGATTCATAGTCTAGCTTGATAGTTTTGCAAATCATTACTCTTCACCTGCTTCTAACATCTTGACAACTTTTCCATGTTCAAGAGTTAGGTTCTCGGCAGCATATACTCTCATGTCCCACTCTTGCCTAATGCTTTTATGCACTTCTGCTGACAAACCGGTGATAGCATTTGCTTGATTGATATTCATCCGGCCTTCGCACACGGCTTCCATTGAAGCCAAAAGCAAAGCGCGGTGATCTTCTGGTGAAGTGATCTTGTTAGATTTCATTTCTGTCTCCATCCGGGCTTTTTGCCCGTGCTGTTTCCTTGCGGTTTGCAAGAATTGGTTTAAGCATAAGCGACTAGCTTATGCCTGTAAACTTCAGTCTGTTAGATACCGGCTAAGATACCAAATGGCTTTACGGATCGACTCATCGCCACCCTTGTGCCGGTAGCGCCACAGGTACTTCATCGCGTTCAGGATGCGGAAGTCGTGGCCGTCAGCGGCAAGCTGCTCCAGCACTTCGATGCACTCGATTTCGCCTTTCGTATAGTGCGCTGGATGGTTGACCATATCGTCTATCATATCAGCTTCCTCATGGCTGTCGGTTATGCGTTTTGACCAGTTTGGCATAAACGGACGCTGATATAGCTCATTCTCATGCAAGTGCGCTTGAATAAAAGGCTCGGTGTGAAATTCTGTTTTTTCAAACCTGCCTATAGGCTTCCAACCGATGCCATTTACTTTCTCAATAAACTCAGGC